CCACCACTAACATATGTATGTGTGTATGTTGAAGTTGCTAATGAAATTTCAAATGATGTAGAAGAAGGAACACCTGAAACCGTAAATTGTTTGTATGTTACACCTCTAACATTAGTATATAATCCTGCAGTACCACCTGTACCACCAGATACATTTTCTACTTCTCTTAATTTTTTATTTTTTGCTCTTTTTAAAGCGTGTTTAACCGTTTTATAAGGTTGTGATTCTGTTCCTGGTGCTGAGTCTGATCCACTAGGAGATACCCATAATACGTTTTTAGCAGATGTTCCACTCCATACAATATCAGAACCATCTGTTGTTAAATTTGAACCTGGAAGACCAATTGGTAATCTTGCAACACCACCATCGTTTTGGGTAATCATATCACCACGTGTAGTTAATACAGCGGCAGTATCACCTTGTGCAACAATACTCCAAACGGTTGCGTCTGAACCTGGTTGAATATTTGTTTGTTGATCTTTCAACATTACATATGAGTTTGAAGAATATCTTACCGTATCACCTACATTGTAAGTTGTAGCGGCGTCATATGTACCTCTCCAGTTAAATCCACCAACTACTTGTTTCCAATAAGTTGAGTTAACTGCACCTGTAGCAGCAGCAGGTCTTTGATTAGTTGCGTTTAAAATACAGACATAAGAATTACCACCATACTGAACCGTATCTCCAGTTTTGTATGCTGTTCCGTGTGAGTAAACACCAGTTGCATTAAAACCAGTAGTTACAACATCCCAATATGAATTGTCTGCAGGAGTTTGTCCAGATGATTCTTCATCATTAATCCACACATAAGAATATCCTCCGTAAGTTACGACATCCCCTTTTGAGTAAACCGTACTTGCGTTGTATGAATCTTCAAATTGTAATCCTTCAGAATAAATTGAAAAGTTTGCCTGTGCGAAATCGTCTGTTGTTGCACCTGAAGTATGAGCAGTTGTACATCTATATTGGTATGAACCAAATTTAACAACATCATCTAATCTGTAATATGTTGTAGTTGCCCAATCGCCTCTAAATGCTAAACCTTCACTATAAAGTGTAAAGTTTGCTAAATTTATATTTGCGTCACCACCAGAAGCAGATGTATGCTCAGTAGTAACTCTATATGTTCTTCCCCCATACTTAACTAGGTCACTTAATCTGTATTGAGTTGAAGAAGCGTAATCACCTCTAAAAGTGATACCGTCTGAATATTGTTCAAATTTTGATTGATCTAATACTAAACTTGATGATGTGTGAGCAGTAGTTGTTCTATATTGTTTACCACCATAAGATACAACATCATTTAGTTTGTACCAAGTTGAGTTGGCATAATTACCTTTGAAGTAAAATGATTCTCCGTGTAATTGCCAATAATTTGTATATGTGCCAGGACTAGTATAAAAAATGTTTTCGTTATTTGGTGAAGTGTGATTTTGAATACACACATATGTATTACCACCATATTTTACTATGTCATCAATAACATAGCCTGTACTAGTTGCCCAATCACCTCTCCATTTAAATTTAAGTCTACCTAGTTTAAAATCTGCCATTGTTTTCCCTTAATTACTCATTATACTGCACTCTGGTAAGTAGTCGTTCCTGAACTTGCCGTTGTGTCTTCAAAAGTATCAAAATCATCAACACCTAGTGCTGACCTTGAAACTCCTGCGTTTACTCTTTTTACTAAATCTCCACTAGTACTATTTATAAGAAAAGTTGTAGTAGGATTATCAGAATAGTTAATTTGTTGAAATCTATCGCTATCATTATTAAAGTATCTTTTCTTAACCGTACCTATAACAATACTCAATCCAGTCTTTGGAATTAGAGTAAAAGTTACTACGGTATTATTGACTAGTGTAAAGTCTGAAAATGGTACTTGTTGAACACCATCTAAAAATACTGCAATCCTTGACTCATTTAATACTGGAACAGATATAGTAAATTGATATGCCGAACCATCTGTCGTAAAGTAGTTAACATCATACATTTCCAGTCTTTCATCAACATAGTCTTGTTGATCTCTTCCTACGAAGTCAGACTTACCGTCTTCATAAAATTTTGATACTTCAATAGTTTCATTACCCAAGTTAGGGTTTACTGAAGTCAAATAAAGCATACCATCTTTGGTTCTTCTTATACCATTGAATGATTTTTGCTTTGTAGAAGCAGCAGGTGTATGTGATACTAGATAAGGCATAATTCCCTATATTTATTCTTATGTTAACGCTAAAATACTAGCATATGCTTCTACATCAACTGAACTTGAGTCAGGTTGTGGATCAGCAATTACTCTTACTATATCGTTGTTCTCCAAGTTAACTGGTTTATCTAAAGTTAATGTATTGTTTGGTGGAACTTCTAAACTTTTACCTATATGATAAAATGTAGAACCACCATCAGTAGAAACTTTTATATTAACGGTAGCAGTAGCAGTCGTACTTTTATTAGAAATATATAATGCGTGTACTACAGCATATTCATTTGCAGCTGCCGTGTATAAGTTAGCAGATGAATCATCTGAAAACTGCACGTTCATTCCTGCATTTTTAAATGTACTTGCCATAATTAACTACCAAAAACTATTGAATACGCTAATGCGTCTCCGTCCATTGCAACTACACCGTCTGAATCTGGTAAAGTGATTGTTCTATCACCTGTAGGTTCAGCAACGGTTAAAGTTGTTTCGTATGCGTTTTCTAAATAACCTTCAAAAACTAAATTTGCACCGTTTAATGTAATATCATTACTAGTTACGGCACCAGCATTTGTAACTGCTTGTAAAGTTACAGCACCAGCACCACCAACTTCTTTGACAACGCCACCTGATGTTTTAGTATATAACTTACCATCGGTAACATTCATCGCCAATTCGTGTGTTTGTAGAGCAGCAGCACCAGGTATTTGATTTGGTGTTTCTGATCTTTTAATCTTAATTACGGTTGCCACTAAAATGTTCCTCCATCAACGGTTACAATTTCAACTTCTCCTGAAGTTACACTAAAATTGTCTGAAGTAAATTTAGCAACACCTTTATTAGAAGTAGTAGCATCCTCACCCTCAACTTTGATAGTATTATTATCAACGATTGTGTTAATACCTTCTCCTGCTAAAAACTCTAAATTTTCTTCTAAATAAACTCTACCTGTTGTTGAAGACTCATCTGTTAAAGTAATAAATGGATTTGCAAGTTTAGAAGTTGCAATTGAACCACCTAACATTGCATTTGTAATTCCTAATGCCTTAACTCTTAATGCGTCTGTATTTACTTCTATTGAAGAATCATCTACAGCAACATCTAATTGATTTCCTGATTTTGTTAAAGCTGCACCTGCAGTTATTTGACCTGCACCAGAAAACTGAGCAACATCTAAATCAGTTGTTCCAAAAGTAGGAGCACCTGTATGTGTAAATGTATATCCGTTGTTAGCATTTAATGTACCTTCTTCAACGAATACAAAAGAACCACCTGTTAATTCTGATGGTTGATCTTCTGGAGTTGCTCTTGTTAATACCCAATTTGTAGAAGCACCACCTACATTAGTTACAACATAGATACCGTTTTCAAAAGCATTAGTTTGATCTTTAACTAATATTCTATCATTTAAATTAGCAGCAGTTGAATCAAGTGTTAATGTTCCTTGTGTGCCTGAATTTGTTAATGTTGCGCCAACACCAGCAGTACCGTTTGAATAAGTTGCTGTTAAGTTAGCCGTTGTTGCAAGTTTACAAGATGGTTTTGTATCTAAACCTTGTGCAACTTGGTCAACATATGCCTTGTTAGCAAGTGAAGTATCACCGAAACCTGATCTATCTTCATAACCAGATGGTACAACAACCGTACCAGTTCCGTGTGGGTCTAAATTAATATCTTTATTAGCACTTGTAGTTGACATTGTTTGACCATTAATCGTAATGTCATCTATAACTATTGAAGTTAATCCTGATAAATCTGTTGTAGCAGCGGCACCTAAAGTTAATGTTTGAGCACCTAAAGAAACTTGTGGATTTGCTAAATTAGCATTTGTAATTCCAGCAGTACCAGATAAATTTGAGTTTGTAATATTTGTTGCGTCTATCTGTACTTGGTTGTCTGAAACGGTAGTTGTAATACCTGAACCTGCCTGAAATGTTAATGTTTCATTTGTGTTGTAAGTATCTGTATTTGTTCCGTCAGATAAAACTATATTTGAAAATACGGTTTCAAAATCTAAATTACCAGAACCATCTGTTTTTAAGAACTGACCAGCAGTACCATCACCATCAGGTAAAGTAAATGTTTGAGATGTAGTTACAGCGTTAGGTGATTTAATTCCTATAAAGTTTGTACCATTATTAGTACCTTCATTAAATCTAACTTCACCACCTGTTGTTAGTGAGTTACCTACGTTTAATGTATCTATTGCTAAGTTTGAATCTGCTATTAGTGCTGAACTACCTGTTAAAGTACCAGCCACGTGGTCTAGCATATCTGTAAAGTATTGACCACCTATTACTGAAATATTATTTGCGTCACCGTTACCGTCAACACCACCTTCTCCTACAAATAATCTATCTCCTAGATTACCTTGTGATCCTGTTCCAAATGTATATGCTAATTCACCTAGTTTTAGTGTTGCTGGTGCCGAAGTTGACGAACTTCTTTTTATCTGTATTACCGTTGCCATAACTTACTAGAAACTCCCGCCGTTAAATGTTAATGTACCAGTTGTGGTAACTATTTCGTTTCTACTAACAAACTTACCATCACTAGCTCTGTATTGTAATAATGCACCATCATTTAAAGAACTTACATCAACATCACCTAATAATTTTAAAGAAAGAGAACTATTTTGTAAAGATGAACCCGAAGGTAAAGTTACAGAAACCTTTTTAGGTCCACTTGATGTTGGAGCGTTGATTTTTGCTGTAATACTTGCCATTTAGACCTCTCTCTTTTAACAATATTTATAATACTTCTAACTTGTTGTTACATTAGGTCTAGTAGTGATGATTCCTTCAATTACTCTAGTTACCGTACCAGTAGAGGTTTGTGTAATCTCTACATCATAGACATATCTCTCTGGTGCGTCTAAAGCGGCTGTCTGAGCAGCTGTGAGTGTTAAAGCTATGACACCTGAAGCGGCGTCTGTAGCAATAGTTGACGTTATGGTCGTTCTTGTTCTTGTTGACGCAAAACCCTTTGCCATCTTGGCCTCGGTTGTATATCCAGTCAGATTAAATGCGTTTCCGTTTGCGTCTTTTACGGTTACATCTGAACTAAAATTAGCGCCTTGATCTATAATTAAATTAGCTATTGCTGCCATTGTCTTGTATGTCTTTTATTGGTTGAACTTTCTCTTTTTCCATCATTTCTATAATTTTCTTATTATAGTATTCTGTCAAAACTTGTATTTTTTCCAACTCAACATTGTGTCTTACTTTTGACGCCTCAATCTCTTGTCTAGCAACGATTTTGTTTCGTAATTCTATGCTAAAAGTTGTTTCGTCATATGTCTTACCATCTATTGTTAAAGCCATTATATACTCCTTTGTTATAATATATAGGTATATTTATACCACATAAATAAGTATATAAATAAATTATAGGAGTAAATATATGACAATGAGATTACAACTCGTTCAAACTAGACCTAGTTTAGATGTAGATTTTCATACAGCATCTGACGAATTTAAGGCAGTTAAATCATCAATGGTAGACGCTGGTACACTAGTAGATCAAGGCGGTTCTAATGATGAAACTGGATTAAAAAGAACTTGGATTTTAGACTTTGATACTGAAGGATCATTACTTACATTTGAGTCCAATGTTACGGTAAAACTTTATGGAAATGCCAGAAAAGCATACAACGATTCAAACGGTATTATAGAAAATAAAACTACAGCTATAATTTAATATACATTTTTATTATGTTACCTAATGATATAAACCTGTATAAGGTTTTTAATAAACAAACTTACCTACCATATAAAGATAAACTAGAATTACTATTAAGTGATTTTAGTAAATCAAACGACAAGTTAAGTAAAAATTATACACCAG